ATTTAATGCAGTAATTATCGCTGGAAACATCGGTAAATCTGTATCACCACCAATTAAGCACGCAATAAAAATGCTTGCAGCTCACTACTACGAAAACAGACGGGCTGTCATCGTAGGGGTCCAGGCTTCTAAGATCCCTCTCGGGATAGAGGCAATACTAAACCCGTACAGAATTATCTCCCTTGTATGAACATCGGAGCACTAGATAGAAGGATTGTTTTACAACGCCCTAACTCAGTAGCGAATGACTATGGAGAGAAGGTCGTTACGTGGCTTACGTACGCTACAATTTGGGCAGCTATAGACCGAAAGCCCTCAGCTTCGGAGCGAGTAAGTGGAGAGCAGATGCTTTCCTTTCAGCAAGTTGTATTTATGATTCGTTACTCTACGACAGTAAACATCCTCGAGGCTTCTCACAGAGTCACGTACGATGGAAAAGTATACAACGTGCTTGGAGTTCAGGAGGTAGGGAGACAGGAGCAGCTTCGAGTGATCACAGAACTACGCGAGAACTCATGAATGTATCATCTATTTCAGGAGCTAACCAGCTCTACAAAAACATTGATAAGCTCGTAAAATGGAGTCAGAAGGACTCTAAAGCTCTGCAAGAGGTAGGGCATAGAGTCGGTGATGTATACGCAAACTACATCAAATCAAATGTTAAGGATCTCGGTAAAGATATCTCTGTAAGAGGTACACTGGTGAGATCTGGACAGCTTAGAAGATCAGGAGGTACATGGCAGCCAGATAAAACTAGAAACACAGTTATGGCTGGACCTCGTACAAATGCAATAGGTGGACGTAAAACTAAAAAGTCAGCAGATGGATGGTACGCTCACATTGTAGAAAAGGGCGATTTCGGACCCAGGTTCGGAGGTAAGCACTCAACTAAGAACACTGGCGTTTTTGCTCGTGGTATTAAGTCTACAGCGAACAGAAGTAAGAAGCTGCAAGTGATACTACTTAAGAAGAACTTTGCTAGATATATCAGTAGGATATGACAGTCGGCAAAGCTATATATAATATTCTCACAAACGATGCGACAGTCTCGGGGATAGTAGGAACTAACATCTTTCCAGAGATAGCTCCTCCAAATATCGACGTGCCATATATCGTGTACAGCGTTCTCTCGAATACTCCCAGCGACTCGAAGGAGGATGGGGGAGCGATAGACGTTTCTAACATAGAGGTGTACAACTTTCAAAGCACGTATACCAACGCGATAGACTTAGGAGTGGCGGTACGTAATGCACTGGATCGTAAGAATGGAACTTACGGAGGTGTAAAGCTCCAGAGTATACAATACGCAAACGAACAGATGGACGTTAACGAAACTCGACATATTTGGGTGTCTATTCAAGATTACTCAGTACGAACAATAAATACATAGAATGGAAAATTTAATTTTAAACCACTGGCAGAGTATACTCTTTGCCTTATTAATAGCAGCGAGAGCTATTTTCTCTCTCATACCGTCAGACAGTCAAGCGGTTAAAATATTTGGCTGGATAGATATTCTAATAACAGCGTTAGTCGGAGGAGACAGACGTAAAAATAAAAATAAAAAAAAAAGTAAGTAATCATGGCACAAACAACAGGATTAATAAACGGGAGCAATCTCAGAATAATGCTCGACGCAGATGGGGGAACTCCTATCATGGTCGACAACGTAACTGACTGTAGCATAAGCGTTTCGAGCGAAATGAAAGACACATCTGTGAAAGAGGATGGCGGTTTCAAGGCAGAGCTACCAGGACGAGTAACGGTGAGCGTAAACTTCACAGCTTACTTCGAGGAGGCGGACGCTACTTCGGGATATACTTCTATCATCGGATGGCAGCTAGCTGGTACGAAATTAGATGCGAAATTTACGCAGATGATAGGTACAGCTACAACTGAGAACGTAGGGGATCACGCTTTTACATTCGAGGCATACGTGGTGAGTTGTGATCTAAACGGAGGAGTAGAAGATACAGCGACATACAGCGTATCTCTATCAGCAGTTGGAACAGTAACATACGCAGCTATAGCTTAATATGAACATCGAACTAAATAACAAAAGCTATCCAGTAAAGGCTACAATGAGAGCCTGGAGAGCATTCGAGAAATCTACAGGAGTTAAGGTCATCGAAGTTGACGCTTCAGATATTACCTTAATCCCTGAGCTAATTTACTACTTCGTAGTAGATGGATGCAAGGCGCAAGGTATGGAGTTCGGTTTAGATGTTGAGGAGTGGCTGGGATTGATTGAGGTAAACGACTTACCGAAGTTGATCGCAGTAATGGAAGAGGCGATGGGGGGAAACTCTAAAGCTGGAGGAAAAAAAAAGGCAAAGATGAGCCAATAACGTGGGATAGGATAGAGGAGCTGGGGCTGGGCCTATTGGGTCTGTCCCCAGATTCCCTCTATTCTCTTACGTTTAGGGAGTTAGGAAATGCTGTAAAAGGAAAGAAGGAGGGAGAAGAGATGCTGGAGCGTTCCAACTGGGAGCGTACAAGATGGCAGACCTCTCTACTCTTAAATGTCCACACGAAAAAAGGGAGCAAAATATCTCCCAAAGACTTAGCTCTTTTCCCCTGGGAGAAAGCAGTCAAGGAAGTGGAGAGCGATAACAAAGGCTGGGATATGTTTAAAGCGATCGCAGTAGAAAAGAAGTAACATGGCAAAGCTAGGTAGTTTAGTTGTAAATATAGGAGCTAATACAAAGGATCTAAATAAGAAGCTTGGAGCAGTGCAGCGCAAGATGAAGCGCGTAGGTTCTAACTTTAAGAAACTTGGTAGCTCCTTGAGTAGGTCTATTACTTTACCTTTGTTAGGTGTTGCAGCGATGGCTGTAAAGAGTGCCGCAGACCTGGAGACATTAGAAACCAGCTTTGTATCTCTCACTGGAGGAGTTAAGCAGGCTGCTGACATGATGAAGAACTTGAACGAGTTCACAGCAAAAACTCCTTTCCAAATTGACGCAGTCGCAACTAGTGCACGTCAGTTAATAGCTTCAGGTACTAAACTTAGCGAGGTAAACGAAACGCTCCAATTTCTAGGAGATATAGCTGCTACTTCTGGCAGACCTATAAACGAGCTCGCAGAGATCTTCGCGAAAGTGAACGCCAAAGGTAAAGTGAGCCTTATGGATCTTAACCAGCTAGCTATGAAAGGTATCCCAGCTTTCACTGGTTTAGCGAAAGCAACGGGAAAGCTACCTTCTGAGCTTGGAGCTGGAGGGGTTACTGTTCAGCAGTTTAACGATTACCTGAGAAGCTTATCTGAAGAGGGGGGGATGGCAAACGGAGCGATGGAGCGACTCTCTAAAACAGCTTCGGGAAAGTTTAGTACAGCACTCGATAATTTAAAGCTTGCGGGCGCAGCTCTCGCGGACTCCCTACTCCCGATTATAAACGACTTACTCGACTACGTTGTGGATCTTGCACAGAGCTTCGTAGATCTCTCGCCTGCTACTAAAAAAATGATATTAATTGTCGGAGGGCTTGCCGCTGCACTCGGTCCTTTGTTGATGATAATACCAGGTATAGCTGCTGCTTTACCTTTGCTGGGCTCTGCTTTTGTTGCAATGACAGGACCCCTCGGTATAGTCGTTGTAAGTGTTACAGCTCTTATTACAGCTTTTGCTGCTATCGTGAGGGCAAATAAAGATATACCCTCTTCGTTAGAGAAAGCGAATGCAGCTGTTAGAGATCACAGCACAGAGGTACGCTTTTTAGTTGGTCAATATAAAGACGAGACAAAATCTCTTGAAGATAGAAAGAGGATATTAGGGAGGCTCGCGGAAATTGACGCGACACACTTTGGAAACTTAGAAGCAGAGAAAACCACTTATAAAGATTTAGTAACAAATCTAGATAACTATACATCGTCACTTAGGAGAAACTATCTCGAGAAGATACTCGCAGAGGAGGGCTCAGAGATCATGGCTGAGTTAGTAAGAGCCGAAGGGATTGTTAGCGAAAAACGGGTGGCTCTGCAAAAAGCAAAAGACGAGGAGAGAGGAGAAGATATTATTTACGCTTATGGTGTATATTTAGACGCTTCGAAGGAGTATGAGGCAACTGTCTTAACTAGACTTGAGGCATTCGAAAAAAAGAAACAAGACTTACTCAATAAGTACGCGAGCAAAACAGATCCATTAACTCCCCCAGAAGGCGGAAGCGGAGGCGGAGGCGGAGGCGGAGGCGGAGGTTTAGAGGACCTACCAACAGAAGGATCTTTGGACGCGCTACAAAGAACAGTGACGCTGCTTACAGATAGGCTTAACGATGCTAAAATAGGGAGCGATGAGTTCATGGCGACTCAGTTAGACCTAGCAGCTGCTACATTATTGCTTGACGATGCTATCGCTTCGATGAGCCCATCTCTAAATCTAGTGAGCGAAGATGTAACCAGTCTTTTAAATGATTTAAGCAATTTTGAGATAGCAGCCGAAGAAACAGCAGAATCAGTCGCGGATAGTGTAAGCGGTATGGCTCAGAATATTAGTGATGAGATAAATCGAGCGGTTGCCTCAATGGTGTCAGGACTAGCTGAGATGGTGGGGGCTGCTATAGGATCACAAAAACCTATCGAGAATGTTGGCGCGTTTATAGGTGGTGCACTCGCACAGATGGCGATTAATTTAGGAGAGTACGCTATCTTTCATGGTCTCACAATAATAGCAATTAAGGAATCATTAGAGAGCTTAAATGGTTACCTAGTTGTAGCTGCTGGAATTGCTCTAGTTGCTCTCGGGTCAACGGTCAAAGCTTCATTAGCAAAAAGCGCATCAGATGCTGGTATTCCAGCTCTCGCAGAGGGGGGGCTTGCTTATGGTCCGACTCTCGCAATGGTCGGAGATAATAAAGGCGCGAATATAGATCCTGAAGTTGTAGCTCCACTCTCTAAGCTCAAGGGGATGCTAGGAGGTAACACTGTCCAGGTGTATGGTCGTATCTCAGGAGACGATATTGTACTAAGTAACTCAAGAGCTTCACGAGACAGAAACAGATTCTAGATGGCGTATACAGTAGCAGTATCTGAGTTTACAGATATAAAAAGTACAGATTGGAAAGTCAAAGTAGTTAGCTCAGTAGATCCTGGGGCTATAGACTTACCATTTAACCTCGGACCTGACGGCTTTAATCTTACGTATGACTTCGATGAGTACGACAGATGCAAGCCGATAGTTGGTAGTAGAGTACAGATAACGCTATATCATCCAATCCCTAACACAGCCTATTTTGACGCTTTCTATAACGCTCTAGACAGCGCAGAAGAGGGCACGTACTGGATAGAGATATATAGAGATCCTGACTCAACAAACGAGTTCTGGTGGGCTGGTGCGTTAATGCCAGAGCAGACTGTTATACCAGATGACTATCCACACGCAGCTGTCACCCTTACAGCTGTTG